TTTCCATATCACGCATAACAGACTCCATGTATTCAGTCCTCTTGCTTACACCATATTGATCTTGAGAATATGCTTTTACGTTAAACATGCGTTCAGACATGCCGTTAACCACTATATCAACAAACTTAGGTATAATTGGCACTGGTTTCCAATCTAAGTTAAGATAAGATAAATCGCCATTAATAGACAACTCATCTTTGTATTTTTGGATAGACTGTTCTCCCCTAGCATACAATCTTAAGTTATGAAACTTCAATTGCGTACTTCTATATCTATTGTCGTGAGAATCTCTAAACCACTCTTGTTCTATTGCTCTAGCTACTTTAAGTCCGTATTCTGGACTCATTTTCTCTAGGTCAGGAACGGCTTGAGATGGAAAGTTAACATATACTGACTCAGCCATGTTTATTTAATTATTTGAGAGTTAAATCCCTTATTATCGTATTTCGCTATATTCAAGTTCAAAGGTGTTTTTTCAATTTTCGCATTTGGTGCGTAAAGATGTCTATTGCAAGCCATAATAGCTAAACCAGAACTTATTGACGCATCGTGTTTAGTTCGTTTTGTGATATCAAATCTAGCCCAATCATTCAGTGTGTCTGTAAAATACATAGTGCCATAGTCACCATCTCCAAGATGACCAACATGGTTTTGTATATACATCTCTATTGCAGACGCGTGAGCTTGTTTAATATCCTCACTTGAGTTTGGTATACCACCAACCTCTTTTTCTGCTACAGATAGTTTGTTCCAGTTTTTATCCGGTCTATTCATGCTGTATCCTCTGTAACCTCTTCGGCGCAAGTAATACAATAATCTTGGTTTGTTATTCTCTGCAAGTAATGGCATGCCATAAAAAACCAAAGCCATTAATACATCTTCAAAAAACATCTCTGCGGTTTGTGGTCTTGCTATGTATTCTAGGAAGAACGTACTTGATGGAGCGTCTTCCATAGAGAATTTTGTTAATCCGTGTAACGCGCCTTTCGAACCGCGACCGTCAACAGTACCACTAATGTCGTAACTATCACAGCCAAAAGCTCCGATATGGTCATTACCTGGAAACCTAATACCATTTTTTATAATTTGTTTATTTTGCAAGTGAGTAGGTGGTACCCAACTTACTTTAAATCTACCACCAGGGTCTGGATAAAATATAACTTGAGTGTCTCTTACACCATTTACCCATTGAAAGTTACCAATACTGACATTGGCGTTGTATCTACTACCCTCGTTATAATCTATTTGTTCGTATATCTTTATTAAATTAAATATACTGTTTTTGGTTTCATCTCTAAACGCATGCTCTTCGGTTCTTGGAAACTGACGATAAAATTCATTTAAAGCATCCTGATCTTCTTTTAATCCTTCAGCTTCGTTCTCCCAATGCGTAACAACACCTACATCTATTAATTCACCGTCTGGTCCCAGTCGTTCTCCATCACTTGGATTATCAAATACTGGAAGTCCGTATTCGTCAATAAATCCTTCATAGTTCCATTCCATTGGGATAAAGAGAGAATAAAGCCCAGACTTCGTTTGTCCATTAGCATTTCGTCTTGATACGTCAGAATCATAGAATAATTTTTTAAAGTTATCTCCACCCTTATCTAATGCGTTACTAGTTGAACCCATCATGCATTTACCAACGATTTTACTACCTAATCTTAAACATGTTTTAGTAACCCGCCAGTTATTTAATATGTTATCAGGCCTCTCCCACTTACCACTCTCATCATGTACTAACAAATTTAATTTTTCACCATCATAGCTATTGTCACCAGTATTCTTCCAATCAATAGTTGTGTCAAGACCTGCTATTTCTTCAAGTTTCTCGTTTGCTTGTATTTTCTTACGAGTAAACTTACTAGCTGGAACCCTATAAGCTAACTCCGATTTTGGACGATCCATACCGTCTTGTATCGGTTTAAAGAAGAAAGGATAGTTAATACTTATTGGTACCACCTTATCCGTGAACATCTTTTTTGCGTCGGAACCAGATTTAGAAAGGATCCCATATCTACTATCACTCGATATAGTGGCTAAGTTAACTGTTTCAGCTGACGACATAAACGAGAAACCTGAACGACGGTTTTTAAGGTAGCACATCCCATAGCATCTCTTATCAGCTTTACAGGCTTCCCAGAATATAAAGAATAGTCTGTTTGCCTCTCTAAAGTCTGGAGCTCCAACGTCAATCTTGCTCCATTGCAAGTACATGTAATGCGTACCTGTTATGTATGTTGGTACTCCGTTATTAGTAAACCAGAATCCTTCTTCTCTACGTCTGAATTCTTCGTCAATAAAGTCGTACCACTTCTCTTTTTGTTCTTCTGGATAAGCTTTCCAATCGAATATATTTTTAATACGCTTGAGCTCTTTAGGGTATTCTGCTTTAACCCATTTGTTCTTCTCGTGCTTAAATACGTTTTTCGGTGCCTTAGGTAAAGCTATCTTAAAACCCTGTATATCATATATATCACCTATAACTCCGTTACGCGAAAGAACTACTAAGTCGTGTTCTTTGTTATAACCATATTTCCACTTCTTACCTCTATTTAATCTGGTAAGAGTAGTTTTCTTTATAGGTTCTATTATCTTATATAAAGTCTGCTTATACATTATTTAGATCTACCCTCGGCAAAACCCTTGAATACTCTCTCCTTCTTTTCTTCAGGTTCTTTGCCTTCTAAAAGATTTTCTTCTTCTTGGATTCTGTTTAATATCTCGAAGGCGTCGAAGATCGCAAGCTTTTTTGTGGCGGCGGCATTCTTGAGTCTATCAGCTGATATATCATCATCTGAATCAACAATAGCTTCTTTAGCTACTTTAATTAACTCTTCAACTGCTTTGTGCCCAGCTTGGATTATACTCTTCTTCGTCTCCTTGATATTCATATTTAATTGTAATAAATTTAGATAACACCCTATACATCCTTTGGCCATCAACCACAAATTCAAAATCACTAATTGGATCAAATCCAACTAGATCACCTACATTTACGGTTCCATCAGAATACTTAACAACACCTATATACGGTCTTTCTGAATTAGAGTTTAGATCGCTATTGTCTTTTATTGGTTGCACAAAGCAATATCCTTTAACGCATTTCCAATTAGAATTTCTTTTATATAAATATATTTGATCTTGACCTACAAAATATTGATCTTCTTTGAAAAAAGATCGACTATTCTTTTCTTTACCCTTTACATCATGCCATCTTCTAAAAACATTATGATGTAACGTTACTATATCGCCGGGTTTTATTTCTGACTTAAACGCCCTTGGTGTATATAATACCTTTGCTTCTCTATTAATATACTGATGATTATATACTTCAGTATTTAATATTAACTCCTTATCACCTACGCTTTTGACATTATTGTATCTTCCTCCTAATGGTTCAACAATGTAGTCATATACAGATTGCATCAGTATTCTAGGTTATACTCAACGGATATAGCCATGTTCTTGTTAAAATCTTTCCATGGTATTACTGTTTCGTCTTTGCGTATATAAATAGAATACTTATCCTCTTCTTCTAGTATATCACAAATAGTATGACCGCCATACACTTCTTGCCCAACGGCATAGTGCATGGAGTCATTCTTGTAATCTTTACCTATAGTGATTTTACGAATCAGATGATCCATCGTCCTTATAGTTTATTGTACCATCTTGAATGTTAATATCATCGGTACCATATTGCTCTTTAAAAGTGTTTTGCATAACTGTAAGTTTATCACTACCTTCAAATAAAGCGTGTAAAGCGTTATGTTTTTGCACTTCCATAACTCCAATATCAAACTGAAGTTTATTAAGTGCCGCTACTGTGTTTTGTAATTCTTTTAACTGCTCATCTTTAATAGCTGCAGCTCGAAGATCTTTCATCTTCTCTTTCTTTTTTCCTCCCATAATTAAATTGTATTAAATTAAAATTGTTTTTATTGTTTAGTACTCGAAACCAAGTACAAGTTCGAAAGGATGTATATTGTATACAAAATCATCCTCTTTTAATGCATCGGTAGTCCCAGCTGTAAGAGTAAACTGAGTAGCGCTATCTACTGATTTAACTTCTCCTAGCACTAAAGTCCTAGAACTCCCATCGTATCCGTGCAAAGTATCACCCACAGCATAATGCTCTCTAACATCCATGCTTGAACCATCCATTGTAATTACTGATTGAGCTCCTGCGGCTGCATCAGTTTCATTAACTCTATTTATAGTACTCCAATCAAAAGCATCTCCAGCAACACATCCTACGTATATAGTGTGGTATCCTGCGGTTGAGTGGTATTGATTGTCTTTGGGAGTAAATACAAGAGGATCAAATTTACCGTGTTCAGGGTCTAATGTTGGTCCACTTATCATACTAGTAATAGAAGAATTAGCACCCATAGCTATAGTATTTTCCGCAGAAAACTCTAAACACCCAATAAGATCTCTATTAGGTCTATCGTCTTGAGATGAATCTACAGTACCAAAAGTAGTTCTATCGTCATCTGCAAACCATAACTTAAAAGGAAAGTTATTAGCTGTGGGTGTAGCGTCTCCTTTTGGTCTGATAAATGCGCTGCAGCTTACTAATTTAACGCTACCCATTTTTCTAGGTATTTGAATTGCTGTCCAGTCAAACAAGACGTCACGATTAGCAAACGCTGAGTGTTGGTCTGCAGCCGCGATGAGAGGTCTAACTTTTGTTGAGTAATATCCCATTTTATTTTTTTACTTTTTCTAGTGATCTACCACCGAAGTACGCGCCGATCACTGTTATTAATACTAATTGAAGAAGGTCCACGTAAGAATCCTTCACATCGAAACTAATAGCACCAGCATCAATAAATATTAATAACATCGTGCATACTATTAAGAACACAAGGGTTAATGGCCTTACGTTCTTTGAAAGCCATGAATCAGACTTAAGGTCTGCCTCCCATCGAGACGTGATATTCTTCTCCATCTCAACTTCGTAGTTAGCCACAAGCTCTTTTATCTTTTGCTCTGCTTCGAGCTTTTCTTCCTTAGAAGTGGTGAGGTTATCTAAAACCCCACCTACTCCTTTCACGAGCTCAGTCGCTCCTGTGGAAAATATTTTACTAAGGACATTCATCTTATGGTAGATTATGCTTCTTCTTATACGCGTCTATCTCTGCTTGTGTTGGTTTATTTTTTTTACCTTTTGGATCGGTAATATTCCACCTTGCTTCTAGTTCAGATATAGAAGGTCCTGTGTAACCTTCTGTACCATAATCTTCTGGGAAATCTCGTTTTACTCTTTCTTCAATTTGAGCATCAGTTTCATTTGGATCTTTAGCTTGGCGAACATCTTTTCTAGCTTGTCTTTTAGCTTGACGCTTTCTAATACGATCAGCTCTTTTGGCAGAGATATCCTTTTCGCGTACGGTCTCTCCCTTTTTGTTCTTTACAACTAACACATCTTTCTCGGGATTAGATCCGTCTGGACGCTGCATCGCTTCATAATCATCTCTTTTCTCAACAGTTCTAGTTCTTTTCTGGAACGGAGACTTACTCATAAATTTTTGACTAAACTTTGACATTACTTTTTATTTGCAAATTTCTCTACACCACTAATACCAAATGATCCTAAAACCACCCATACAAAAGAGTTGTATACAAATTCGTTAATTACTAGATCTTTACCTATCGCCCCAGACACAGTATCCACAAGCATCACCATTACCATAAGGGCAAAGGCTACAAATCCAACTATTGCTTTTTCGTTCCATTCGTTATTATCTTTAAATATTTCAAACATTTTTCTCTGCTTTAATTGCTGATTTCTCCCAAGGCAAATTCTTATCTCCTTCTAAATACCACTTACCTTTATATTGTATTTTATTACCTTCGCGAGGATATGTAGTTCCACTCCATCGAACATAATCGTCACCGTAAGCGGCTTTACCAGACTTCATGTCTTTTATATGTTGCATTTCATGAGCAACAATTTTTTGACCTTGTTTAGAATTTAAATTAACAGAATGATCTACAAATATACTACCATCTTTATTCGCTTCGGCTTTTACTCCGTTACGTAAATTTTTCTTAAAAATAGGTGTGTCTTTAGGAGTCCTAAATCCTCTACCTTCTTTCCCAAGTTTAAAAGCCATAGTACTTTATTCTAGTAGTTCTTCTTTGGTGAATTAGGCTTTTCTTTAGCAGTCTTATTTTCTTTGCTAGATTTATCTTTACCGTACTTCTCGTTATATAACGCAGTACCTATTACGCAACCTTTTCTATTGTTCATCTGTCTTTATCTTTAATCATATCATCTATAGCTTTATTGTAAACCTTATCTGTATATGACTTATTATTATAAAAAATGCTTCGCTCAGAAGTCGGCATGTCTTCTTCACCTAGTAAGATGCGGTATATCCTACTAACTAGCTGAGAACATTTGAATGAAGTTTTGAATACGGAGTATTTAATACTCGTTCTATTCCTATGTCGCCAAACTTCTATCCACCCAGCTGATCGGAGTTTCTCCCACCTTTTCTTATCCCAAGAATATGTGTAAGCACCCTCGATAAATTCGTTTCGGGTAAATCTAC